TGAATACAACAAAAAAGAATTTGACTTATACGGAGAAATACCCAAGAGGCCGAAGGGGCTCCCCTGCTAAGGGAGTAGTGTGTGTTAAGCGCAGCGAGGGTTCAAATCCCTCTTTCTCCGCCAATATCACATAATCCGAACACCTTTTTTACTAAAGATTTTGTTATTCTGGATTATGTATTCAAAAAATAAAAGCAAGGTTTTAACGCCTTGCTTTTTTCTTCGCTTCATAGCCACAATATTCGAGAAGGGCTTCTTTTTCAGCTTTTGTAAGTTGTAATCGTTGAATATAAACTCTAACTTTACCTTCGCCAACGCTATTCTTATAACCTAGATAGCCCATAACCATATATTTTTCTGCAGCAGTAAGCTCCAGATTAGCGACATATTGTTGCACTTTTTTCTTCTTAGAGCCAGAAATAGTTTTACCATTGTCGTCTTTGTCTGATTCAAACGCTCTAGCAGTTTTTATAATTAAAGCTAATTTTTCTATAGGTATTGCGCTATAAAATAATTTATCTTTTTCGCTAACCATATCTTCGCCAGTTAAGTCTTCCAGAGCCAAGTCATAGTAGTAGTCATAAATAGCTTTGATTGATTTAGCTTGTATCTCAGCTTCAGAGTCTTTGAAAGCTTGAGTGTTTACCATTTTCTTAATATAAGTATTAGCTTCTTGATAAACACTTCTGAATCTAGCTCTCTGGCCGGTAGTAAGATTTATCTTAAATTCTTCTCTTTCTTCGCCTTCGCCTACAGAGTATGTAATTGAAGTTCCTACAGATTTAGGGAAGACGCTATATCCTTGAGAATATAACTCTTTTAAGGTTTCTCTTAGTTCTTTGTCTTTTACTGGAATTTTTTCTTCTGTTAGGAAGCTATCTATAATTGTATCTGCAAGCTTTTCGTCGCCGTCTTCGATTGCTTTTGTTAGGTCTTCCATATATGAGCTTGTAGTTCCGTCATAGAAGAATTTCTCATACTTATAAACTGCTGAAGGAGAGAATTTTTCAATAATTCCTTTGCAATATGTTTCTAAGTTTCTGATAGGAATACCAAAAGTTTGAGAAATAGCTAAAAGTGTTTTTCTTAGCTTTCCATAAACTTCAGCTTCGTCGTAAGCTTTTCCAGAAGCTAGTAAGTCAATTATAGATGTTAAGTCTTGTAAACTTTGACCTATATTAGTTAAGCCACTTGACACATAGTTTGTAACATCAAACCCATTAAGATAAGAATATACATCTTTTACAAAAGGCAACATACCAATATAGTTTTCTGCAAAGTCTTGAATAATTGATTGAACTCTCTCTTCTTCGTCGTCTTGACCTTTAATCCACCTAAACGCTTGAGCAATTAAGGTTAGAATAATTGTATCGACTACGACTGTAGCAATAGCCCTAGTAGCTTCAGCTCTAGCTGTTTTAAGTAAAGCTTCAGCTTCAGCTCTTGATTCAGCGTCTGCAGATTTTAATTGTAGTTTTGCAACTCTAATTTTATCTATAGCGCTAGTTAATAGAGAGAATTGTTGTAAAGGCTCTGACATAAACATTGTCGACAACTGCATAAAAGAACTTTGTTCTCTTAAAATTGCCGATCTATAAAGAGCCGTGTAGTTAGCTTGTGTTTTTATTACAGCTTCTTCTGTTAGTTTTGCTGCAGCTCTATAATGCTCTTCAGAATAGTTCTCATATTGAGAGCTATTTTTTGTTTGCTCTAAGCAAGCGTTCCAAACAGCACCACATATAAACTGGTCGATTTTCCCTATAGGAGCTGTAGTAATATCCGTCCACATATCAATTTTGCCAAGTATTCCAGCACCTTCTTTTAATAATCCTACATCTACAGTGCTTCCTTCATTGAATCTTTCCCACAACATAGGAGCATAAGTTGTCAGAGTATCAAAGTCAGTTTTTCTGGCGATTGCCATACCAAAACCTTTCATAAGATTTTTATATTTTACACCAACAGCCGAAGCAGCCGGAAGAGATACAAACTGAGTAGCTAATACTTTAAGATTTAATCCTAAAGAAGCTCTTGCACCCCAACCACGAAGCTTAGATACAAGTTTATCTACGCCAGAACGCTCTTTTATATTGCCTTGCAAGTCAGCTAAAAGCTTTCCGACATACTTCTCAAAGTCTGAGTCTACTTTGCCGATTTCTGTGCGTAATTTTGAGCCGTCTTCAAGTTTCTTGTTAAAGATTCTATTAAACGACTTAACTGGAATAGCCAAGCCATAATAAGCAGCCATTTGACCAGCGTGTCTATTTACAATATCCAGAATATTTTCTACAACTATTTTATTCTTTGAGTTAGGCTTCACATCTTTATTGAAGGAAGGAGAATAAACAGAGAATAAGTCATTGAAGTTCATTGACTCATTTCCAAGTTGTTTATATATCTGGTCGTCAGCTACACGAATAGGAATATAGTTTTCTTCTCCAACATTAGAGATTCCAAACAAGGCCATATCTGTTTCAGATTTTGCATTTCTTGCAATTTCGTCGAAGAATTTTTTTGTAAGTTCTATATATTGTTTATCTACATCTGTAAGCTGATTTTCAATTTTAGTGATAGTCTCTAAAGTGATATTGAAGTCTTCGCCTTTTGTAAGTGCCGACCTAAATTCGTGCTTAGCTGCATATTTTTCGTTAGATACTCTAACCACACCAGCGTCTTGAGATTCGTTAGAGAATAAGTGAGATTGAGCTTGCTTTCTTAGAGATAGCATATAAAGGCTTATCATTTGACCTTTAGACATTTTTACACCGTCAATTTCGATAGTTTGATTACGCCACTCTTTTAAGAGTTTTTTATTTGCTTTGAAAAACTCTTCATAGTGTTTGTAAACTTGCTTTCTAAATAAAGCTTTTTTATCATTTCCGGCTTGAAGTTCTCTAAAGACTTTAGCCATAATGCTATCTTTTCTATAAGAGCCGAGTCTCTCAAATCTCCAGACTGGATTTTGAAGCCAGCGAGTAAATTTGCCTAAACCACCTAAGAATCCTTCGTCCTTTGTTTTGATAGCTTTTTGAGTTTCTTTTATAGCTTGTTGTGCTATTTCTGTGTCGCTCTGATTTCTACCTTCAAAGAAAACTCTGTCATAATTTTTAACATTATGGATAAAGTTTCTTAAGATTAAATCGAGATTCTTAAGCTCTGTAGTTGTAAGCTCGCCACGCTTATTAGCTATATCTTCTATAAGTTGTGCTGTAGGGTTTTTAATTCCGTCAGCTTCATTTCCGATAAGCTCATAAAGTTTTTTGCCGTCTACTTCTTGTCTGTAAGTATTCATAATTTCACGAATATTATTTGCCAAGTTTCCACGCCAAGTTTTAATCTTTTTCAAAAGACTTATAAACTTAGTTACTTCTGGAGCAAGTTCCACATCTGCAGCTTTATATTTCTCTAAAGCTTTAACTCTATCAACAGTTTCAAACAAATTGTTTATAACTTTGTTTCTTTCTCTAGTGTCTTTAAGCTGCTCAGTAAGGAAGGCAATCTTCTTTTGATATTTCTCAATAACTTGAGAGAATCTAGTTTTAGAGCCGTATCTATCATAAGCAAATAAAACTTCTCTTGCAATTTCTTGTTTAAGTTGTTTTACTTCTTCTTCTGAAGCCAAGTCTTTAATGTTTTGTTTTGTAGTCTTTTTAATTCTGCTTAAAGCACTTTTATAAGTATCTACTATTTCAAAGAATATCTCGGCTTCGTTAATGGCTTCAATTTTAATACCTCGTTCGTTTAACTCTTGTCCTATCTGGTCTGCACCAAATCCAGAATCACCTTTGCGTTTTCCCCAGATTAAGAAAGGACTGTTGTCTTTGTCGTATCTGTATTTAATCTCGCCCTTGATAGAGTCTAAGTCAAAACTGTGCATATACTCTCTTATGGTGTTGACAATATAAATATCGTCTTCATTTACACCAGATTCGTATATATCTTCAGCAACTGCATTTTCTACAATATAGTCAGCAATTTGCAAAGCAATTCCAGCTCTATAGCCTTCGTCTTTAGTGTTAAGAGCTATCCAAAGTTTTTCTACAATTTCAGACTTCTTTGCACCGGCAAGGCTTTTGAAAACTGCGCTAGAAGTGTGGCTATCGCTAAGAATATTATTGATAGCTTTTTCAGCTTCGATTTTGCTATATACCTTCATTCTGGTATTTTTAGCGTCGTTCTTCTTTTGTAGGCCTTTAGATATAACATAACGAATATCGTTTGAACTATTATCAAACCTATCTGACAAAGGAATTATATCGCCTTTATTATCATAAGTAATAGCCTCTGAAGACTTCATTTGATTATCAAACCACGCAATATAGAATTTTTCTTTTGTGTTGTCAAAAGAAACTTCTATTCCGTCGTAGCCTAAAACATCTCTTATAGCTTCGTGAAGTTCGTTAGGATAATTTCTAAAAGCAAAACGGTCTCCGTCTAGCAAGCCTAAACTTCTATATTGTTTTGCAAAATCACGAATCATATAATCTTTAGCGCCAACTTCCCAAAATTCTGGGCTAAAATCTCCCAGAGGACTTTCTTCGCTGTCATACATAAGAGGGTGTCTCTTTAGTATTTCATACGCTTGGTTTTGCGTTATATGAATGTCGTATAAATCCCCACCTTCCAAAGTTCTATAAATCTTAAGTGGTTTTTTGATATTTAGCACTGAAGGAATTATTCTATTACCATAGGCATTAGCAGTTTTTTCGTCTGTAGCAAAATAGAATCCAGCTCCGAATTGGTCTATTCCTTGACCGATTCTGTTTTTGTCAAAAGTAAAAAAGTCAGAATTTGTTCCGTGATAAGCTTTTATTGTATATCCAGCCTCTTTTGCTACTTGGTCTATGATTTCTTGAGCTTTTTCTGTATCCTTATTTTTTGCTGCTTCTAAATAATCTTTCTCTAATTGCGCCTTGTTAATAACAAATCTAATATCTTCTTTACTATCATTAAAGCGCTCAGATAAAGGAATTATATTTTTATGATTATCATAGACGATTGTCTCAGCAGATTTTATTTGAGTAGGAGAGTAGACCAACATATCTCCATTATCATATTGGATATGGTCTTTTGTTTTTCCAGTTTGTTTAGCTTCTCTAAAATCAACTTCTGCTTTAACATATAACTCTAAAACATTATCTCCATAAAGCTTAGCTCTTTCTATGGTGGGCGCTAAATAAATTCCGTTTCCCCACCATTGATTTTTGTTTTTTGTTAAATCATAAGCAGTCCAGTTTTCAAAAGTTCCGTGATAGGCTTTTTTGGTATAGCCAGCTTTATTAGCGGCTTCTTCCACAAGTTTTTTTGCCGTATCATAGTCCTTGTTTTTGACTGCGTTATAATATTTTTTATCGTTTATAACATATCTAATATCTTCGTTTTGTGTAGGATTTGTATTTTCAATCTCTTTAATTTGATTTGACTCAAAAGCAACATAAAATCCCTTTGACTTACAAATAATTCCGTCAAAGCCTTGTTCTTTTATAAGAGATAATAATTTTTTTGCATTTATTCCGTCTTTATACTTAAAGTCTTGCAAATAATATCTTACATCAAAAGTTTTTTTAATTTCTCCAGAAGCAAATTTCTTTCCGTAAACATCTTGAAGAGCGTTAACAACTGAAATTTTGTGAGCAAGCTCAACAAATAAAGGATTTTTAATATTCAAATATCCTTCAATGACTCTGCCTTTATTTTCGGTATATCTTAAAGCTTCCGTTTCATTATCTGCAAAATAAAATCCCAATCCAAGTAAGCCAGAATTTTTCGCCTTATCAATATCAAACTTATTAAAACTTCCGTTTTTTGTTCCGTGATAAACCATAAGAAGATTTCCGTCAGCGTCTCTGACTTTAGAATCCTTAAAGTATCTCTCTTGAGCTTTAGAAAGTGGATTTCCTTCGCTGTCGTGAGCTACTTTATTTACGACAAATTTAGCTACCGGATTGTTTATTACACTAGGAATTTCTAACTCTGAGCCATTGTTTGAATTGTATTCTGAATAAAAGTCGTTAATAGCTTTATTTACAGCTTTAACATCTGTGAACTCGGCTGTCTCTCGACCAATAACAAGGTCTACGACAATCTCTTCGTGAACACGAGCCATATCGTTTTTATAGACTTCGAAATAATCTTCGTATAAATCTAAAAGGCTGTCTTTAGATTTAGCTGTTAGCTGACTAAAGATAGTATCGTGTAATTTATTATAACTCTCTCTAGCATTGTCAAAAATGTAGTGAGTTTTTTCGTGAAGGTTATCTTCGGCCAAAATTTCTGCAGAGATAGTTCCGTCAGAACGCAAGTAAATAGTTTTATTTTTAATATCAATAAAGCCGTCAAAACCTCCGTCTTCTACAACTTCCATAGTCAAAGGCTGTGCTGAGCCTTCATAAAAGACAGTATTAAGACCTAGTTTCTTATTATCTTGATAAACTTTTAACTCTGCGTCCGTATAATCCAGTCTTGATTTAACTGATTTGATTTTTGTATTAAGAATTACTTCTTCTTTATATCCATACTTTCTCTCAGTTGTTTTCTGAACTCTGCTTTCGCTTTCTCGTCCGGATTCTCTTGAGACTTCTTGAAGTCGTCCAGCTTCTCCACTGGTATTCTCATTTTCTTGCCTTGCTTGCTCTTGGTTATTATGTAACCTTGTGTCTCTTTGCTCATTTTCAGAATCTCCTTTTTTGATATTATACACATCTCTGACTTGATTGTCAATTCCAGCACCACCAAACGAAGCTTCCAAAGCGTCTTTATAAAGCCTTTCAGCTTTGCTTAAAAACTTAGATACTTCTACTTGTTCTGCAGTGCCAGAAGATAATTTTTTGCTTTTGTTCTTAACCCAGTTAGCAATCTTCTTAAGAAGACTAGGCTCTTGTTCTGCAAGCTTAAGTATTTGCTCTGTATTTGTGAAAATATTTTCGCTAGTATATCTAGCTACAATTTCAGTTAAAGAGCTAGCAGAAGCAGCTTCTTCGATTTTACCGATAGCTTCTTTAGATAATTCTTGCTGACCTTGCTTAATTGCCTTCTTAACCAGTTTGTCTGTATAAGCGTTTACAGTGTCTTGATAAAGCGCTTCAACATCTCCGTATTTTTCTTTAAGAGCTTCGTTGGTTGATATTTCTGTCAAAATAAATTCAGCATACTTCTGATAAGCTTTTGTGCCTTCCAAAGTATGAGTCATTTCATATTCAACAACTGCTTGAGCTGCGTTTGCTTTTGTGCTTACATATAAAGTTCCGTCTTTATATACGCTAGTTCTCATTTTGCCATTAGAGTCTTTTCCTAAAGACTTGTTTGTATAAACAAAGTTAGAGCGAATTTTGCCTTTATTAAGAGCATTGAAAACTTTCTTAGCTTCGATTTGAGCTTCTGTTAAGGCGGCACTTGTAGGAGCATAAGTAAGAGATTGTTCCTTGCCACGAAGGGAAGGTGTGTAAGCTTCTCTATTATAACTTGCAACCCCAGAATTAGAGCCATTTTGACTTGTTTCGATAGTTTGTGTAACCACGCTTCCGTCAGCGTTAAAAACGCCTTCAAAGCCGTAATTATTAAGTTTGCTTAATAATCTTTCTCTTGCTTGAGGTTTAGCCGTTGTCAACTCTTTGCTTATGTTGTTGTATAACTCAGTTCTTAGATTAGATATTTTCTCGTCTTGAGAAAAGTCGTTTTTAGCCCAAAGATTTTCTTCTTTCTGAGCTAAGCCGTCTAAGTCGTTTATGCTTTCTTGAATATTAGCTGCTCGTCTTCCGATTCTACCAAGAGTTTCGCCATATACTAGGGAAGTTCCAGCACCAACCAAAGCAGCGTTTCCTATATCTTTTAAGTGTTCTGTAGTTAAAAAGTCTTCAAAGAATCCTTTGTCTTTGTAGATATTCTTAAGAAGTGGATTTACAAGTTCTGAAGCAGCTTCTTCTAAGCCTTCTTCAACAGCATTTTTAGCCACTTTTGCAAGTCCAGATTTAGCTACATTTTTTGTAAGATTATCTAAATAACCTTTACCAAATATGTTTTTAGTTGCACCACCAAACATCTTTTCAGTTGCAACTTCTACAGCACCACTAGCGATACCATATCCAAGCCCACCCCAGTAAGAAGCTCCGTCGTTATAAGCTTCTTCTGTAGCGTTACCGGCAGCCATTGAAGCAAACATAGCCGTGCTTGCTACTTGGCCAGCGCCGGGTATTAAGTTCACAGCTACAGCTGGCAACATTTGACCTACACCACTAGCAATATTTTCTAAAGTTTGACCGAAACTGCCGTCGTTAGTATAAGAATATTTTGTAAGCTCTTGAAGTGGATTTCCGATATTCTCTCCAACAATATCATAGGCAATATGGTCTTTTACTGAGTTTTGGAAGTCAGAGCTGAAGATTCCACCAACAGCTCCGACAATACCAGCACCCAAGTCGTAGATACCTTCTAAGCCTTTCAACGCTCCAGTAACTACATTAGCAGCCAAGTCGCCAACAGTAGAGAGCGCTCTAACAAAAAAGTTAGCGTTCTCTCTGTTTTTAGCTTCTTGTTTTCTTTGTAATTCTGCTATTGTTTGAGCCTTTCTTATTTCAAGACTTTGTTCTTCAACAGCTTTCAAATAATCATTATAGGCATATCTTTGATTTCTAGCGTTTTTCAAAGCTTCTGCTCTTTGTTTTCTTTCTTCTACTGAAGAATATCTTGCCATAATTTACTCTCCTTATTTTTAGCCGAAGTTTGTTTTGAATAAATCGTTCAAGTCTGAAGCAGTTTTGCCACCCCAGTTCCAAGCCCAGAATTTGCTTCTGTTTTGAATAGTCCACAATCTTCCAGTGCTGGAAGCGATATAAAGCTGACCGTTATATAAAACACAGTCGCCTTCTCGAATATCGTTTCTACCAGAAGTTTGTCTCATATAAGCATAAATTTCTTGAAGTTCGTCATTACTTCCAGCAAACTCGTCGCCAACTTCAACTTTGTATTTTTCGCCATTGTAGGTTATATCATAGTTGTTAGCGTGGTCGTTGTTGTTGCTTCCGTAAGTGATATTCAAGTGGTTATCCATAGGGCTGGAGATTGTTACGCCACCTTTGCTAACATATCTGTTGTGGCCGGTAGATGTATCAATCTTAAGCTTCGTGCTTGTTTCTTTGTTTCCGTTTTGGTCGGTTTTTGTTTCTGTAACAGTTCCGTCTCCATTATCAACAGTAGATGTTTGACTTCCGTCTCCATTATCTGTAATAACTGGCTTACTAGACTCTGTAGCGCTATCCATTTGTTGTTGGTCTGGATTGTTTTTGTAAAACTTAATCTGTTGCTCTGCGATAGCTTGTTGTGAAGGGCTAAGCTGATTTTTGAAGCTATTATAAAATTCTTCAAGCTCGGCAGCTGTATTAAATGTGCCACTTTCAACGATTCCCATAAATTCATTGAAGGCAGATGTTTGAGCAGCATTTTGTCTATCATAAGCAGTTTGCTCTTCAGCTTTTTGCTTATTATAAGCGTCTTGCTCTCTGTCATAAGCCGTCTGGTCTTCGTATTTTTGCTTGTTGTATTCGTCCATAGCCCTATCATAAGCAGTTTGCTCTTCAGCTTTTTGCTTATTATAAGCGTCTTGCTCTCTGTCATAAGCCTTTTGTTCGTCTTCTCTTTCGAATTGTTGGTATTTATTGAGAATATTTTGCTCGTTGGCAGCAGTATCGCTTTCAATATTTGTTTTGTTTGTCATATAGTTGTTAAACAAATTAGTTTTTTCATTGTTTGCGTTAGCTTCTATATTTCCAAGATTATTCATATATTGAGAGTCGGCTTGAAGTCCTACAGATTCAGACACGCCAAGATTGTTAAGTCCATTGTTTTTGTTCTGCAAGTTCAAATACTTAGACATTTTATCTCTTAAAATGCTAGCTTCTTGACGCTGAGCAGCTTTAGAGTCGTCTACAGCTTTAGTAGCAGAGTTGTATTGATTTTCCAGATTTTGCTTTTGGATATAAGCTTGATAAAGATTGTTTCCGGTTTCATAATCCTTATCGCTCATACCTTCAGTTTTATTAAAGCTTCCGTCAACATAATCCTTGCCAAATTGTTCTTTATACCAGCTTAAGAATCTGTCGTTGTTTTGACCTTCTGTTTGGAGAGCTTTATTATCTACAGCGTTTGCAGCTGTAGTAGCGTCCGTCTGAGCCGTAGGTGTTGCAGAAGTTTTATTAGCGTTTGCTAATTTTGCAGCTTCTGCCTTTTCTTTGGCTTGAGCTACAGCATTTGAAACATTTTCCTTTATTTTTGTTCCAGCTGCTGAAACCTTTGTTTTAAGGTTTGCAAACCACTTTTGCCAGTTACTCAAAAAATTATTGTTCGCCATTTTCCCCGTCTCCTTTTATAGTTTGATTTTCTTTTTCTACTTGTTCTTTAGTAGATATTCCTTTATCGCACTTAAAACGCTGTAAATAGTTAATCTGTCTAACAGTTCTTTTACGAAGGTCTTCTGTTACGAAATAGTAAGATTGCACCCACTTAATTCCACCAAACAACAAGAAGATTGCAATTTGAACTAAAGAAGATATAACTTGCGCCCAGCCAAGAATAAAACTGAAAGTGAAGTAGGAGAAGACCAAGCCCATAATAAGTCTTGAGATTAAGTCAGAACGAGCTTCTCTTTTTTGATAAGCCTTTCTATCCATACCCAAGTTATGAGGGTCTTCCGGTTTTGTTTTTGTTGCTGTAATTGCGTCAGTAGAAAGTAGAGTTATCTTTACTCTCATAGCTTTAAGAAAAGCTTTTCTTTTAGCATTTTGACGCTTATTAAAGAGCTTAATCTTTTTCTTTTCAACCTTGTATTTAGCTTTGTCATATTCCTTCATTTCTGCTGAAGAAAGAATTTTTACAACTTCTTTGCCGTCCACTTTGGTTTTGATTTCATATCTAAACTCTTTGTGAGAAAAGTCTTGCTCTTTGGCTGTTCCTTCTTCGTCGAAGCAGTCGGAATATCTAAGACCTTCCTTGCTTAAAATTTGCTTTCTAATAGTTACATAAGTTTTGACATTTTCTTCTTCGCACCAGTCGTCCATTTCATTGATTTTCTCGTCAACATCTGCGACGCATTTTGAGTGAAGTTTATTTGTGTCAATAACTTCTTTTTTTCTGTCTCCAGCCAGCAAGCCTTGAAGAGAGAATAAGTAGGATATTGTATATCCCATAAGAAAGATAATAAATCCTTCTCCAAGTATCTCCAAGACCGTCTTGCCAGATTGACCGATTTTAATAAGACCATAAGCGATATAGGCGGCGCACGCAAAGAAGATAATAAAATACAAAAAGTTGTTTCTTATAAAGGTTTTTAATTTGCTTTTTTCTTCCATTACGACCTACCTCCAATATACTCGTCTAAAAGGTTTTTAACTTCTGTCTTTACTTTGTCTGTCGTTGCGTCTGCAGTTTTACCTATAAGAATAGCTTCTTTTGTATTCTTAATAGCTTTCTGGAAGCATATTAAGTCCAAAACTTCTCCAACAAAGCAGAGCGCTGATAACCAGACTATATCTTGTATTAAAGGATAGAGAAAATAACATAAAATACACAAAACGGCATAAGTTATAACTCTTTTAGGCATTTTAAGCTTGCCAATTACCTTCAGCAAGAATAAGACTATTGCTATTATCAATCCTACACTAATTTTTACGGTGTCTGTCGGTGTTTTTACATAACTGCTCCAATTACAAGCTATATAAACCAATAATGGAGCAGCAGAAACAATAAAGCTTCCTATCTGAAGAAGCACCAACCTTAACTTAAGATTTACTTTCTTCTTCATTTTCGCCTACCTTCGCAATCTCTTCTGCGTAGCCGTTAGCGACTAACTCAGTTGTATTGCAAAAACCGATTTTTACCATTTCTTTAGTGTTAGCTGTGTCTTGTTTAATTTGTTTTATATCTTCTTTTAACTGAACAATATCTTTCTCAAGTTCTTTATTTTTCTTTTTAAGATAAACATTTTCAGCGTTAGAAGCTTTTAGCTCTGTAGTTGCAGCTTTGATTTTACCTAGAGTTGTAAAAACTACAATAACAGCCGAAATAATACCAGTTAAGTTAGCTGTGATATAAGGCATAACCTTTTCTCTGAAATAATTTGAGCCTTCCGATTCTTCGTTAAGCTCTGGATTTGTTACTTCTGCTTCTGTAGTTGTCTCAGACACTGCCACTGCTGCGTGAGCTATGGTTTTGTTTGGTAGAGAGACAAACATAATCCCTCCGAAAACAATCGCTAAAATACTAAATATTAAAAACTTTTTCATAGTTTCCTCCCATACTTAATTTTTTTGTAGAATATAGCTTGTCTCTTAATCGTAATATCAACTAAGTGCTTACAATTAGAGAAAGCGTCTAAACAGATACGAATAGGGCAGTCCGATTCTTCTATAACAACCCCAGTCAGATTTGGCGAATTAGCAAAGGCTTTCTCTCCGATTTTGCGCACATCTTCTCCTATTCTGATGTAGGTTAAGTCTTGATTGCCTCTAAATTCAAAGTCGGAGATTTCGTCCTTGTCAATTCTCATAGACTACACCTCAACGAAATATTCTTCACGAAGGCCGTGATTTTCTCCGGCAATAGCCTTAATTTCTTCTTCAGTCTTACCGTCAAATTCATTAGCGAAAGACACACAAGCGTCGTCAATTTCTCTTTGAGAGAGAATACCTTGTTCTTTTTGTTTGTTAGCAAATTCAAGCCATTGAGCTTTGCTGAATACTTTCTTTTTTGTTGCCATTTTGATTTCCTCCATTTAATTTCTTTCCATACGCACTAACTATCTTCTTTAATTTATTTTTAGGCGTATAAGGATAAACTCTGAATTTGTAAAAATTGTATCCGTTGCTTATATGACATAACCAACCTAGCAGAGATAAGATTCCCATAGCTTGCTGAATAGACACATATCCTTTCTTTTGAGTTCTTCTAATTCTTCTCAAGAGTCTGTAATATATCCTTCTGCGAAGCATTGTTCTATCTCTGTAAAATCGAAAGCCTACAAAGTCTATAGGTCTCGAATCAATCTTCCAGACTTGCCAATTATCTTTTAGTTTTAATTTTATCGTGTTAAGGTATTGATTTATCAAATCGACAGCTTTATGAAGCTTTCGTTTATTTGTGTCAATCAAAACCATATCGTCAACATATCTCACATAATACCTTACTTGCAGCTGTTCCTTTATATAGTGGTCTAAGCCTTCCAAATAAAAGTTACTAAACCATTGAGAAGTGTAATAACCTATAGGAAGACAATCTCCTCCGTTCTTCAAGACCATATCTACTAAATTAGTAAATCTTTTATCTTTTACTTTTCGTTTTATCATCTGAGAT